TGGGGTTGCAGATAAACCACTTTAATCCTGTTCTCGCTGCTGCTATTCGATCCGCTGCACTTGGTATAGGTTCTGTTTTTGGGTGTGAATGAACAACGGCTTCAATAGAATCATGTCCATATTTATCCTCAATTCTGGCCCAATCAGCAGGGTCTAAAATAAATTGATCTTCTTGATCTTTTGCTAGATTTTTACATTTTTCATATCGTAATTTACCTTTAATATTTACAAGCAGTCCACATCCTTCATTTGGGTAAACTTTTTTAAAATGTTCTAATGCTTGTTGCTTCCACATTAATAAAAGTCACCAACACCAGGAAATTCAGAAGGTAAGATTTGTCTTTTAGGTAAAGCAGTATTAACCATGTCAATGGCAGAAGCTAATTCAAACTCACAGACATTTCTGCTTTCTAATGATTTACGAGCTACAACATATGACTCTTGTGGAAATTCTTGTGTTACGTCAGGCGTTCCATAAGGGTTATCACCTGTAAAGTTTGAATTAGGTAAGTATTTCAATAATGTCCTTATTCGTACTACTCGCGCCCCTACCAAGTCATTACCAGGAGTAACAGCATTAACATCAACCAAGATTGCAGAAAAAGTAGAAAATAAATTACTTACAACAAGCTTAGGTCTTGGTAATTGTCCATGACCGTTATATTCAAAACCTGAACATTGAATGGGTAATCTTTGATATTCCTTCGACGGGTTGCCCCAGTGAATCGGAGCATATGCGTTGTTTCCTGTTGTTACTGCGTCAGTCATACCCGTAAAATAATATGTTCCACTGTCTGAGCTTGATGGCGTTCCATGCAAAGAAGAGACCAAAGTCAATTGGAATAGCTCAATAATTGAACTAGGATTAACAGATTGTAAATCGCTTACTGGTACTGGCATTATGGCTCGAATACTTGTCTAAATTTAGCTGAAATTGTAACCCTATTTAGATAAGAGATTGATTTTTTCCATCCTCCGTCAACAACAAATTTATAAGCAGTTGATTCACTAGGAGGAGTCCAGTCGAAAGAAGCATTGTCGTTTGCTCTAGCTGAAAAGAAATCTTCAATCTTATCTCCATCAGCTTTAGAAACATTCCACTTTAAAGTCCATTCTTTTGGATCATTATTAAATGAACCGAATTTCAAACGCTGCTCATAATTCCCGTCATCAAATTTTACTATTCTTGTATCAGGAGCACTTGATCTGGAAGCGTTATAACTAGGTGTTGTAGCACCTGTTGTAGTACTTAAATCAGTATCATTAAAAGTTGCCATAATTAAGCGTAAAGCAATCCGCCTGGGCGTTTTTGTTGCATTAATTCTGATTGTATAGCTTGAGAGATAGCCATGCCTAACTGTTCAGCCTGCCCTGCATCACCTTGAACTGACGACCCAGAAGCATCAACATTGACCGTGACATTTGTAGAACCGCCTAGCTGATGATTCGGAGTGATGTTCCCACTAGAGTTTGGAGTAAATAATTCTGGGCCTCGCTCCCCAACGATATAAGGCGAACCGCCTTTAACTGGGCCTCCTCTTGCTCTTACCCCTACGGTCATGTCAGTGTGCTGACTTAACGGATTCCCTAACGGGCCTAAAGGCGCGTTCCCGAAATTAGGTTTAGCTGGCCCAAACGTATTACCAAGCCAACCACTAAAACCACTCATTAACGGCGCGATGATCGCCTGCCTAATAGCAATACGAGTCATATCAGCAATAATGCTATTTGCAAACTGACGAAAATTCATTTTCCCCGTCATAACAAAATTCACCAAAGCGTCCTCCATTCCACGGAAGGATTTCACTACTAGATCACCCATTTGGCCGCCAAAATCATTGACACTCTTGCCATACGATTGCATTTTTTTTGCAAATGACTCTTGGAACTGTGCCGTTGTTTGTGCGCTTATATCTCTCAAAGCACCCATCGCCTCGCTGGCTTTTACAATTTTTTCAGCAGCTAATTCCGCTGGTATCTCAAGCAAGCGTTGATTTAACTTCTCTATTTCCTCCCGTGCCTCTTTAGCTTCTTTCCCTAGCCTTTGATTTCCTCTTTTCGCCATGCCTGTGGCATTTGCCATGCGGTCTTCTAATTCAGATACTGTCTTTTTCCTGATAGCAATAGCGGCTTTTATAGCTGCTACTTCTGTCCCTTCTAGGACTTCATTAAAAGCTTCGGCATCTCTTTTGTTCTGAACAAAGGCATTACCAGCCGCCGCTATTCCTATCGTTAAAGCAGTTAATCCTAAAGCAATCGGCCCAAAAGCTGCTTTAGTTAAGCCAAGAGCAGGAATAAACTTGCGTAATAAGAAGATTCTGAAAGCTTGATAAATATTAAACAACTTCCAAAGAGCAGGGATACCAATCCCTACAGCAGTCGTCACAGCAGCCAAAGCAACAGCCGTAGCTTTTACTGGATCAGGTAAATCTTGCACCCCTCGAACCAAAGCGGTTAAAGCTTGAGTCACCGCCACCGTTGCAGGGATCAAGTATTCACCCAGTTCAACGCTTAAATCACTAATTGCGTTTTGCAAGTTTTTAAATTGCTGCTCAGGCGATTCCTTCATCAGATTCGCAATACTCGCTCCGCCGTCTTGTTCGATCTTCCTTAACGCATTGATAACAACTTCACTTGTGATTTTTCCTTCTGAAGCAAGCTTCTTGATTTGACCAACGGGCTTGCCCATTTCCTTTGCAATCGCCTGAGTCAAAATTGGTAGTTGCTCCGCAATCGACCTATATTCATCACCTTGCAAGCGGCCAGAACCTAATGCCTGTGATAATTGTAAGAACGCTCCAGACGCTTGCTGTGCGCTAACCCCTGCAAGTTTCGTTGCAACATTGAAACCCATATAAGTCGTTTCAATCTCTTTTAACGTCACTCCTATAGGTCTTAAACGTCCATAAATATCTGTGATACCGCTTAACGCTTCTGTCTGACTTAATCCAAAGGTCTTAGCTGCTCTTGATGCTAGATCTTGTGCTGCTTCATTTTCACCATATTCCTTTGTTAATAGCCTTAATCTAATTTGCGTTTGCTTAAAAGTTGCGGCCATGTTGGTCATGCGCCGTCCTGTTTCAACTAAAGCTAGTTTTGTTAATACACCTTGAAGACCGCCAAAACTTTTCTTGGCTAATAAATTCTGCTTTGCTAAACGTCCTGTTGCATTACCTAATTCACGAATCTTTCTTATCGCGTCTCTCGCGTCAACCTTAAATTTTACTAATGATTCAGCCATGCAAAGATTCTAGCTTGATCGCTTCTCATAGTCAGATTTTAACTCGTAATAAGCCGCAAAAGCTATTAACTCAGCCTCAGTTATTTCATTTCGCAACCTTCCAACAGTCATTCCCAATTCTGTCGCCAGGAAGAACTCAAAGAAAAACCATTCGTCTTCTTCTAAAGCTTTTTTATTTCGCCAATCTCTGCTCCTTCTTCTAATCCGTTTAAGAATAATTCAAGCTCATTTAAAACTTTTTCAGGTAATTCTCTTTGCAATTTAATTGCATCGCCTGGAGAAAAAGCTTTTGTACCATCTTCTAGCTCTGCTTTGATGCAAAGAAGTTGAGTGCTTGCTTTTAAGGCATCATCACCCGCCGACTTCATCGACAAGACACGATCAGCACGGGTAATCGCTTTAAAGTAAAGATCAACGACGTGATCACCTTTCTCGTTTGTTAGTTCAAACTTACGGCGATCATTCAAGTCAAAAGCACCGCAGAGCAAATCAACGGTGCGATTTTTATTCGCAGACATAAAAAGTTCAGGTCAGGTTCTTAGATTCTACGCTGCGCTAGTAATTGCGCCACTGGTCTGGAAATTAGCAGTGATTTTTGTTAAATCGCCAACTGCTGTTGATGTACTCATTCCAGTGATAATGCCTGAAAAACTCCACTTCTTAGATCCAGAAGTATCAATGTAAAGCTCAAATTGAGCATCAGCAGCATCTTCAGTAACTAAAGCCTCATCAAGCAGGTTTTTAGTTTCGTTACCTGAAGCGGCTGTGTAGTTAAATTCAATAGAACCAGTGCCAGAGATTAAAGACCCAACGTAAGATCTTGAAGTATCTCCATGAGCAGTGCAATCTAATACATCTTTTGAGATGTCAAGACTCCATGCTGTTGTTTCCGCTACCGCCTCAGTTGTTCCTGCTGCGTTCTTGAACTTAACGGAACCCTCCTCACCTCGATAAAAAGCCATTTAATTAAAAAGGAATGATGTGTAAAGTTTAGCCCTTATCGGACTTATCTACAGTTTTAACCTCGCAATTCTTTTTTTGATCCAAATATTGCTGACAACGCGGATCGAATAAAGCAGGATTACGTTTCCCTTTCACCGCTTCAACCGCGTCAAGTTGTTCTTCTGTAAGAGCCATTGGTTAAAGTTCCTCAATTACTTCAAATGTTACTCGCACCTGCGTCTGAAAGTAACTC